CCAATGAACAGTCGACGTTCATTGACAGCATATCCTAGCTCTGCGCCCGCTAATTGGGGAAGATCTTCTAACAGTCCTTTTCTATGGGTGATTCTACTGATTTGAACAATGGCCACTTTGTGTTCCTTTATACTTGATCGGGTATTTAGCTGATCAAGTAGTAGAGCTCAAGGCGTTTCCACCATTCGTTTGTGTAGTGATCAAACTCTGCACCCTCTAAGATAAATTCCTGATACTGGGGCGGGCTGATGATGTTTAACTGTGCATCTTGTTCGGGTCTGACACACATTAAAATAACGCCCTTGCGTATACGGCTACCATAGACTTCGTTGTGTGCCAGCGCATAGGCGGTGAGCTGCAGGAAATAATCCCCAATCCATTCACGCTTTTTGGGTTTATTAGTCTGCTTGTAGTCCAGGATAGCTTCCTCGCCCTGATGAATGCCAGCACCGTCTGTGGTTCCTGCATAGATCCCGGGAAAATAAAGAGGGATTTCTACTCCCCAGAATTCTGTGACTTGATCTTTTAATCCGTGTGCAATTACGACTTCGGCCATGTGTTCACTGGCCCAACTAAAAGGATTCGTACTGCGCTCAGGCGCGACACCTTCCAAGATATAACGTTCTAGATAGGTGTGCATCTTTGTGCCACGATTGGCAGCTTCGGTGGTTATTTGCTGTGCCTGTTGTTCGCCCACACGATTGCGCCAATTTCGCAGAGCCTGTCGGGCTTCCTCGGGTTTGGTCTTTTCCAGCACTGTTGTGACACTGGGCAGGCGGCTACCGTCAGGAGTTTGATAAAGGCGACGCCCATCTTCGCTGGTACGACTCAAGGGCTGATATTGATATTTGTCTACAAGCATATTATGTCCTGTACATCATTTAAAATACGATTTGTCAATTCCGCACTGCGAAATAAATTGCAATTATGTTGTAACCGAGATAAATTTTCTCTCCAGATGTCGGGAATGTCATGATACACAGTGTTTACTAATTCTAGGCCAAGTTCGGCTCGTCGTTTCCAGTTGGGTTCGTTGTCATAGATCTGATAATCAATTCCAGTAAAGTCAACCTGGAACCCCATGTCACTGACAGCGGCCATGTGTCCGGCGCTGGCCACTGCCACAAACAAGTTGCCGGTCTGCAGCGGTTTGGTGGTTTTTTCTGTGGGACAAAAAATTTCATTGGATGTTTCGGTGACAATATTAGTATAGCACATTTTATAAGCCGGAGTCAAGTGATCATGTTGCCCTATTACATCACTCCATTGATACTCAGTGTCCCATTTGATGGGCCAAAATTTGTGATGCTGTTGGAAAAAATCCACAAATTCTGTACCTAATTTTTGTTTTATTTCCTTGATCCAAAAATAATCCTGTCGTGGGCCAGTGGGTTGAAATCCACCAAAACTCAAATATACATCAGATGCCCAACTGTATTGATTAATGAGATAGTAAGTGTAAAATCTGTGCAGTCTCGGAAGTCTATTCAAACAACTCACATGATGTTGGCGTTGCTGCCAAAAATCTTCTGGCAAGGTCCAGCGACGAAAATGATGTGTATTGGCTGCTTTTATTATCCAGGTGGGAAACCATCTAAAACCCTGATGTCGAAATTGAGTGGCAAACTGACGATCGGGTGTAAGAATAATCGTCGAATCCAGTCCCTGTGACTGTATAATGTGTTGAAGTTGTGTGGGTGCCCAAGGGTCAGTTCCAGCATCAAGTATAATTGGACGTCCTTGAGCCAATGCCAGTAGATCCTGTCGTAGATCACAATATTGTGGGTTTGATTTCACGTGGCGTACTATCTGCCCAACATCAATAAAACAACATTTTCGAAACAACCAGCCGTCATCAATACATTGTATATGTTTGGTATCAAACCAGTGCGGCGTTCGTTCCTGGAATGGGTTGATCATTGTAGTTGAATTAAAATTGCCCGGAGAATTTGCATTGTCAAACTCTAAAGCTCTCCCCACATCCGCAGCGATCCTTTTCATTAGGGTTGACAAATTCAAACCCTTCGTTGAGACCCTGTCTTTGATAATCTATTTTCAAGCCCTGGAAGTAAACCAGACTTTTGTTGTCCACAATCACACTGACCCCATTGGATTCAACCACCGTATCGTCGGTGTTGAGGCTGTCAACATATTCCAACACATAGGCCAGTCCCGAGCAGCCGGTGGTTCGAACCCCAAGACGTATGCCAACGCCGTGTCCACGTTGATCCAAACGTTGTGATATTTTTCGAGCTGCGGTGTCAGTTACGGTAATCATTTGTATCTCCCAGTATAACACTATTTAAACTTAGTTGCAACGCTGCAGAGCAATAAATATCTGATGTTGACAGTCTATATTCATGGCGCCACTGCAACGGCACAGAGTTTCAATTATATCCGAAGCAGCATAAAAGGCCCAGACCTATTATTGGAATACGACAGCGAAAACGGATTCCAAAACAATCTTGATCGAATGAGTGAAACCATTGCCCAGCACTCCGATCAAGCCTTGTTTTTCATTGGGCATAGTCTGGGTGGAATCTATGCACTGAGTCTGGCAGAAATATTCTCTCAGCGCACCAGTGGTGGAGTCACAATTTCCACACCCTATGGTGGATCGGAAGTTGCTCCGTTCCTAAAATACTTTGTACCATTCAATAGATTATTAAAAGAAATTGGTCCCACATCACCGCCCATTGTACATGCAGCAGAAATTGTATTGTCAGTGCCTTGGTGTAACTTAGTGACCACACGCGGCAACTCACCTTGGATCTCTATGCCCAATGACGGAGTTGTCACAGTTGAATCTCAACGCAAGCATCTGGGATTTGATTATATCAACATAGCAGCAAACCACTACGAAGTACTAATGGATCCGGAAACAGTGTTCATTGTCCAAGCTCGCATCAAGCAAGCTCAATCATTGAGCTTGACTCAGCTAATTCAACAGGTCACTGAAAAATCTCTACAATCCGTCGGACTTCTAGACGAGGCCGACAGATATCATGATTGAAATTATATACACACTTGTATGCACACACATCACTATTTTATGTGTGACTCTTTATTTGCATAGATCACAGGCACATCGTGGGGTAGAGTTTGACTCACGTGTGGCGCACTTCATGCGTTTCTGGCTGTGGATGACCACAGGCATGGTCACCAAGGAATGGGTAGCAGTGCATCGCAAACATCACCGTTACAGCGATGTTGAAGGTGATCCACACAGTCCACACATATTTGGCATTGCTCGTGTGTTCACACAGGGTGCCGTATTATACAAACAAGCAGCCAAAGATCCTGTAATGGTTGATGCCTATGGTGCAGGTACACCTGATGATTGGATTGAACACAACGTCTACAGTCGTTATTCCACAGCTGGTATTATGTTGATGCTGGCCATTAATCTATTATTGTTTGGATGGGTGGGGTTAGTTATTTGGGGTATCCAAATGATATGGATTCCATTCTGGGCTGCAGGTGTTGTCAATGGTGTAGCACATTGGTGGGGATACAAAAATGGAACAACACGAGATCAATCTAGAAATATTAGTCCTTGGGGTATTGTTATTGGTGGTGAAGAGCTGCATAATAATCACCATCTGGACCCTGCTAGTCCTAAGTTTTCGTTAAAGCCTCAGGAGTTTGATATAGGCTGGTGGTGGATTAAACTGTTAGAACGCCGGGGATTGGCTCAACTTCGTGCTTCTGGCGATAATCCTCTATAGCGGCCTTAATAGCGTCTTCCGCAAGGATACTACAATGGATTTTAACCGGCGGTAATGCGAGCTCCTCGGCAATATTAGAGTTCGTAATAGATCCAGCTTGCTCCAACGTCTTACCCTTGATCCACTCCGTGACCAGCGAACTTGATGCGATCGCCGAGCCGCAGCCATACGTTTTAAACTTTGCGTCTGTGATAACATCATTTTCCACTTTTATCTGAAGTTGCATAACATCACCACACGCAGGAGCACCAACCATACCTGTGCCCACAGCACGGTCAGTCTTGTCCATCCGACCAACGTTGCGTGGGTTTTCGTAATGATCTATTAATTGATCAGAATAAGCCATTTGTTACTCCCTGGATTTATTTTGAAGCAGCACGTTTGGCCATTTTGTCAACCACGCTCTGAGCTTGGTCAGGATTCATTGGTTCTTGGCCTGCAGTTTCGTCTTCGGCACCGCGGAACACCACTTTACCATTGCGATCATCACCATTGACGCTGGCAATGATGTTGCTGAGTGGCGGTTGCTGTGACAGTGTTTTGAGTTGATCAACAGTGAGTGGTATACCCATCTGTTGAGCTAATTTTAAAAACCCAGCAATGGAAAAACTCTTGTTGATGTTTTCATCTTGGGCACGACTAAGGAGAAACTGGCTTAATGCAGCCAGTTTTCCATTTGACATACCTTCAACTTCATTGATGCGCATTATCTACGCTTTCTTCCAAGGCCTGCACCCGGTGCTGGCTCTTCAATATCAGCATCAATATCAACGTCTACTTCACCTTCGGGAGGAGGCAGCTCGCCGCCCATGTCACCACCGAGTTCGTCTCCGGCGCCAGGTGGTGGTAATTCACCATCTACCCCGGGCATTGCTGGAATACCAGTTTGTTGCCCAGTGACAACTGCCAGGGCTTGCTCAAGTTGAGTCTTGGCGCCTTGTAGGCTTTGCAGCATTGTCTGCAGTGCAGAGTTGGCATCGGTGTTGAATTGATCGGCTTGTGCGGTTCCCACTTGATTGCGAATTGAGTCAACCAGTGCAGGCAGTTCTTTAAACTGCATTTCGCTGACATCTTCCAGCATACCCTGCACTGAGTCAACCATGTCTTGTGCAGCCAGCACCACTTGTGCTTGTTGTACTTCGCTTTCGCGGAGTTGCTGGGTGCGACGTGCAACTTCAAGATCTTGCAGGCGCTGTGTGAGCCCTTGTTCCATGATTACCAGGCTCAGATAGGCTTGATTGCGCTCACTGACATGAAATGCCGGGGTTGAGCGATGCTCGTTGACAAGACCCGTGACACGAGTCAGCATTTGACGAGTTTGACCACGTGTGAGTTTATCAAATTTAATCTTGTTACCAAAGTAACTTTCGAATACTTTAGCGATTTGTTTTGATGGACGCTGTGCGGCCAGTTCGTTCAGTTTCATTTGAGAATCCTTTAAGATGCAAATATTTAGCCGATTTTATACATTTTTCCAATTCGGCTTTGATACATTGTTGTTGTGCTTGCCGGTGCTGTAATTTAACCGTAGCCAGCTCACGTATTTCCGAGCTTTTGGTACGATCTTTTACAGCAGTCCTGCAATTGATACCATTTTCAGTCGTTTGTAAGCGGCTGTCTAATTCTTTAATTCTACGAGCTAAATTCAACAGATTATGATTGTCTGCAATACAATAACTAATGGCGTGTTTGGTGTTGCAAAATATGCCCACGTCGCGGTCTTGATATGCCACTTTGACAGTGCCATCATTATTGATGATTTGATACTTTCCAAATGCTGTGTATGTATCACCAACTTTGAGTATGAGGTTTGGTTCTAGCTGTTCTAGTTCTTGTTGTGCCAACCGAAATAAGCGTTGGTCGGGTTTCATTTCAAAACAAAATTGACAACAAGGTACCCAATAACGCGACCAAGCACAGCAATGATTCCAATGCCCCAATTGATAATTTGAGTGTTGCGCTGATTCACAACTTTTTGCATCATGTCTTTGACCGACACCACATCGGCTTTGACCGAGCCAAGCACAGCGTCTAAAGTCTCTAGTTTTTCTTCAAGAAACCTGTAACGTTCGGCGCAGAGCTCTACGTGTGCTTCCAGGCTCTTTTTTTCAATGTCAGTGGTATCAACCATTTTAAACTCCAAGATCATTTATTTATTCAATTTCTTGAAACCAAATATTGACTTTGGGATCTTGAGTATGTAACATAGGGTCTACCCCTGATTCTTCATCCAAGCCCACAATCATGGGCACTGAGTCGCAATCCAGATACAATGCTGCTAGATCGTCTGAAAACACATCATCTCGGTCAGATATGATTGTAAAACTCCAGACATCGTCTTGCTTCACTGGCAGTGATATTTCAATTAATTGTGTGCGCAGGCTCAACAGTTGCACCAGTGTTTCGTAATTACGCTGTTGATTACGGGATCTGGTCCAAGAATCTTGATCGGTAATTGCAGCTTGATTGTCGTCTTTGTAGGGCACTCGATTACTTTTGTAATGCCCAGTGGTACCTGTGGCAGTGCAATCAAAGCTAGTCTTTACTTGAATTTTCATTCTTGGTTAATTGATAAGTCATTTTTACTTGTTCAAGTAAATCAGCTAGAGCCGCATTGGTTTGAGCTGCATCACGGATATCACTCCATACGCGATCGTCGGCCATACGATCCAACATCTGCTGTGTTTCACCATCTAGATCGCCTGGTACAGGCCAACGATGTGTTGATCCCATCTCCCTGGCATAGACAGTTTTGCCACCGTCAGGACTTTCATATATTAGTTTAGTTTCCATCTATAAATTGACAGTTAAATGCAACAACTATTCTTTCTGTGTCACCGGTATAGGGCATCGCTGAATGCAAAATCCAACTGGGAAATACAATCAATTCTCCATCTACAGGGGGCATATCAAAACTAGAGCTTCGACTGCACCAACGTGTTCCTATGTCTGTGTATCCCGGCATCATTGGACTGTAAAAACGATTGCATCCATTCTTTGTTGTAGCATCACTTTCACCAGCTCTCACATAAAAGATTCCACTCCAACTGGAGTTAGGATGCATGTGCATATCATGATAGCCACCCGATTGGGTGATGTGACACCAAGACTCATGCACATTGATACCTATCCTTGCGCCCTGCGGCCAATGCTGAGCATTGGCACTGGTGGCAGATTCAAATACTGCACTGCGACACCATTCCAGCAATTCTTTAACTGATTGATCTTGATATTGAAAAAAATCAAAGTTACTCTCGTAAAGACCTTGTTTGATAGTTGAAGCTACACCGCTGACAGAATTATCGCTCTGCAATTTATAGCATGTATCAATGAGATTTTGTTGATGATCGGCAAAGTTGTCCCATTTAAATTGGTACATGGGAACAGACCATGAGGGGATGATTTTCATGCTGGTATTTACAGCAAAGAAAAAGCCCGGCAATAAAAGCCGGGCTCAGTGCTGCAACCAGATTTATTACGAAAGTGCTAGTTTGAAACCAACGTTGGTTGATTGTGAACCTGACACGTTGACACCACGAACTGTTCCTGCGCTGTTAGTGATCTGAACATTGCCCAGAGCTGTGATAGCTGTATCAAGAGTTGTAGTAGTCCAAGCACCAGTTGGGTACAGACCATAACTGATTTGACCAGTTGTAGAATTCTGTACTTGATAAAAAGCGATGGTAGCGTTGGTCTGAACTGTTTGGTTGATGGTTTGAACCACACCAGGATCAGTTACGTTGCCCAGTTCATTGCGCAGATCAATCGCTTGATTTGAACCGTTTTCAACTACCAATGCAAAGTAGTCCAACTTAGGACCTTGCATTTGAACCAATGCGTTTGCGCCAACAGTAGCGAGGTTACCTGATTGTGCACCATTTGCAATATCAAGTGCAAATACTGGATCTGCATCACCATTTGGACGGAATAAAATTGCCATGTTAAATCTCCTATTAAAGTGGGCGTGTTTGCCCTAAACTTATTTAGTCAAAACGGTAAAAATTTTGTCTTTGATGTTCATCTAGGATTGTTTCTGGCTAGATTTGACGCAGCAAATCCTCCGGGCATACGACTCACTGCCTTGGCATAGCCTGCAGGGGTAGCCATGACCCAACCTTCTTGTCCAGGATGCTGCAGATCCAATTGCTGCAATATATCCATCTTGAGATCATGCAGCAAGATCCATAGAGTAAATGCTGCGCTCATGCCAGTTTGGTTTGATGTGGGACTCTGCAGATATTCAACAATGTTGTTGTATTTGCTGGGAGTCACTGAAGTCTGCAACCATTCCATAAATCCCGGCAATAAATTATCAAAGCCCTGTCCGGCACGTACTCGTGTGTTGATGTAGTCCACACAGAGCTTGGCCAAGTCAGTGATCTTCTGTGCTCGCAATTCCACAGGATTGAACAGTGTGTTGATGGCTGCACCATGTTGTGCAACCACTTGTTTGATCTGTTTGACCAGTTCTGTGTTGGGCTTCAATGACTTTGCTGATATAGGTGGAATCAGCAACAGGCCCGGCACTGGTTTAAACTTAATGCCTGACAGTGGTTGCTTGGCAGATCCTTGGTCAGCATACATGGTGTGCATGGCAATGCCAATGTTGCTCTGTGCAATCTGCCGACCTAGATCACTGCTCAGCGGAATACGATACAACACTTCGTTGGGCTGAAATACAGCGTTGCCGGATTCTTCTTGCCACTCTTTCTGTGGATAGAACAACAAGTCACCCTTGACATAGCCACGTTGTGTTTTGGGAAATGCTGCTTCCAGGGCAGGCCACAATGTGGTATAGATAGGTGCCAGTGTTTCCACGCGATTGGCTTGATTGCCTTTTGCGGCAGCAGCATCATCCCTACGTTGCATGTCTTTGACAATGGACCGGGGACTGGTAAACATTCCATCATAGGTCTTGGCATCAAATCCTGAACCATCTGTCAGCACAAACTCACCGGTGTCGGGCTTGCGTCCAAATACCACAGCAGGTTTTCCATCCCACTTGGCAGTGGTAGTACCAGCTGTGTCTTTGGCGGCTGCTGCAATAATCTGTAGAGCTTCTTGTGCACCAGCAGTGCCTTTACGAAATACCAAATCTTCGATGTGTTCAATGCCTTTGGCACGACCGCCTACAGAGTCAGTTTCACGCACTTGGCGATCTTCTATCAAGGCATACATGCCCTGATTCACAATTCTATCACGCAGTCGTGCCAAGAAGTTTACTTCATCTTCTTGCACTGTGGTGGGAGGTTGATATCCGTCTTTGGCCAGCACTGCTTCAAAGTCTGCGACCTTGGCCGCACGATCTCGGTCTTTGGTCAAGGCTGTGTAAATGCTTTCAACGTTCTTGAGATTCTCTCTAGTGGCCTTAGGCCCCAGCAACATCCGTGCTGCTTCGTCGGCATCCTGAGTCAACTGTTCGTTGCTGGCACGACTGAACACACCGTTGCTGCCAACTTTCAAGCCCAGTTGTTTGGCCACCGAACTCATCAAGATGTTTCTGTACATACCTTTGTAGGAAGAATCTTCACCACCGGCATAAAAGAATGTACCCCAGTCCAAGTTTGGGAAGAACATAAAGTCTGTTTGTACAAAGCCCAGATCTGGACGTCCTGTAATTGGAGTACGCAAATGTACTTCACCACCTTTTTTCATCCACTCCTTGGGATCTAGTTTGTGACTCTGTGCCCAGGCCGTGAGTTTTGCAGCCAGTTGTTCTTTGCTGATTTCATTTAGATCTACTGCTAGATCTAGGTCGCCAGAGTCGGGCTTTCTTCCTGTACTGCCCAGCCAACGCTCGCGTGGAAATTCTATGCCAGTGAGTTGTTCTATCCACTGCACAGTTGCAGGGATATCGGCTTGCCGGATGCGGCCGGTAAGTGGATTACCGTCGGCGTCCTTGAATACGTTACCACCTTCTAATAATTTCATATCAACAGTCCCATTCCTGACAACAGCGCATTCACAGCTTGATTGCTTGTGGCCGGTACTTTTGTGGTTTGCCCCCGTGGCCAATAACCTTGTAATGCTTGAATGCCCGGCGCCATGGCCTGTAAGTGCGCCTGAGCCTGTGGTGTCAACTGAGTTGCCTGTGCTGTTTGAGTCTGTCCTGTACCGCGCGATTGCGCTGGTCCGGTGGGAGTCTGAAACTGTGAAATCCTTATAGTTTTAACCAATTGCATCCAAGCGTCGGCAGTTTTAGGATCTTTCCATTTGTTGGCCAACGTATTGAGCGTAATAGTGTCCATTGATTTTTTGATACTATTTGCGATAGCAGGGTGTCCTTGAAGATTACCAACTGTTTGGCTGCTAGGCATTAGACGCTGATCAACATAAGTCTGTAGCATAGTCGCTATTTCACGTTGTCCTAATTTACTAGCATCGCTTTGCCCAAATTCTTGAAGCTTGGCTTGCACGCCCTGTTGCCAACTCTGATAGGCCTGAGCTGCCTGTTGTTTGACTAGAGGATCAGTGAGTGCATAGGCAACATTTCTTTCTTGTCCTACTGCTGCAGTTGGTCCAGAAGGTTCCCCATATGGATTCATCTTTTGCTGTATATACTGCGAAGCTATACCGCCCAGGGCCTGAGCAGTTGGGCCGGTGGCTACTTGCTTGACTGCACCAGCTGCTTGTTTGACCTTGCCAGCAACTGCACCGGGAATTGCGCCCAAACTGATTTCATCAAGTTTTTGAGCCTTGAGTCTTGTTATTTCATGAATCTCCATCGGTTTTCCTAACTGTGCGAGTGAATTTATTGGGGTCACGAAACTTGATGGCATTCAAGAACTTGCGCTGTAGATTCTCAGCCTGCTCAGGTTCAAAGTTTTCTTCAATTTGCTCCATGAGACGTATAGCCGATGTAATGATATTGTCAGCACGATTTTCCAGCACATGTCGGCGATCGCGATCAACATACATGGAGTTTAATTCTTCTAATATGCTGCGTGTCTTTTTCTGCATCTAAGTATGACCTTTTGAATTATTTATTGTAGAATCACAGCAGCAGTAGAGATAGATTTTTAGGACGCTTTAATTTTGCCCAGTAATTGCTTGAGTTTTGCACTCTGCACATCGGCGTCAATGCGCGGGGTATCTATGCGAGGCTGGGCTCGAATCATTGGAGGAGAGGCGGATTCATCGCTGTCTGACACCGTAGTGCGGGCTTTGATTGAATCCATGATTGCGCTGGGTTTGCGGAAACCATTGGTGGCAGCATCATCAATGCCTGGATCAGTGATACGCATTGTTTCAATGTTGTAATCTAAATCAATCTTTTGTCCCACACCAGTCGAACTACGCGACTTCATACATTGTATCTGATACTTGCCACGCTCTTTCATTGCTCGCGACGTAAAGATACCAAATACATTATCTGCTGTGTTGATCTTTGAAATACCACCAGAAATATGCGAATGATCAAACTCAATTTCTTCCACAGCACTACGATTTAACTGCGATGCTGTGACCATTAATATGCCCAGCTCTTTGGCCAAGTTACGTAATTCTTCTGAAACATACTTGTCCTTGACAAACAAGTCATTGGGGCTGACTTTGGCACTCACAGGCATCAATAAATCCAAATAGTCAATCATTATAAAGTCCACACGTATGCCTGTTTGTATCTGCACTTCTTTGAGATAACTGCGTATGTCATTGACGTTGCTCTGTGCTGGCATGCCCTTGACTCGATACTGTCCGGACTTTTTACTTACTAGTTTGACTTTGAGTGTTGTGGTGTCGACATCTCGGCGTATGTCCTTGGTACTCATGCCAGTCAACATAGCATCAGTTCTCAACGATGTGAGTTCTTCCGAAAGTTCTAGCGTAATGTAAACACCGCTAAGTCCGGACTGCAACCAGTTCAGTGCAATGTTCATCATCACCAAACTCTTACCTGATCCTGATCCACCGGCAAAAATGTTTAGTTCACCTCTTGAGAATCCACCATACAACAAGCGATCCATCTGTGGCCATCCTGTTGATACCTGTCCACCACTGTTGAAATATCTGTTGATACGACCTGTGGGATCATCAAAATAGTCTGTGCCCATGTCCTTGGTCAGGCTAATTTGTACTGCATCCTTTATGAGTTTCTCCACGGGATCATAGTCGCCCTTTTCCAACAAGTCTGCTGCTTTCAATATAGCACGTTCTAGTTCTTGACGGCGAGTAAATGCTTCAAACTCTGTCATGAACCATTCAAAGTGTCCCTCATTGAGATCATCAATGGGTCGGAGTTGAATACCTGTTGTGGCTGCTATCTGTGTGCGGTCCGGCAGAGTCTTGTGTTGGTCGCTGTGTTCTTTGATAAACTCCGCTGCGGGTCTGATGCTGCGATCAAAGTTCTGTGGATTGTAGATGTTTTGAACGCGAACATAGCTCTGTGCATCCTCCAGCATCATTTCCAAGAATAACTTCTGTACATCTATGTTATAATCTTTGATCATTTATTTTTTGTAATATTTTCTTAGCAATAAGTTTGTGAGTAATTTTACCAAATGTCGCTGGATTGTGCTGCAGACTGCAATCAACGTGATACTTATTGTATATTAAACATTGCAGGAGATCAACCTGGTGTTCTTCGTTATCCCAGTGTATAATGTCATGATCAATTTGTTGGAAAATTGGCACTGCACGTTGACAAAAATTGCTGTATTCTTTTTCAATCTCTTCTTGGGTGTTGTTGAATTCAATTGTTGCGCCAACTCTTTTTCTATTCAGGTTGTTGAGTTGAAATATCACATGTCGTGGTGTTGCTGTGTCCAATATAGTTTCCAGCAATTCAATTTGCTCGGTGTTGGTGTGAGCATGACACCCCCAGGCAAAGTTGTAGACTGGTATGCTGGATTCAGTGGCTATGATTTCTGCAAATGTGTTGCTGCTATCCAATCCTAGGCCAAACGCAATTGACCCTCCCAACACAACAATGGCGTTGGCGATATCATCAAACTCATGCTGAGATCTATATCCCTGGCTATTGAAGCTGTAGTCAACATCAGTTTCGTCGTCATATCCAAAGTTTTTTATGGTGTGATTCCGGTGTTGATACATGTGGCTAGGTGCCGACAGCATTGACTAGCTCTCCCACAGTTTGAAACCAATTGTTGTTGGTGTTGACATTTACTTTGAACGTTTTCATAACAAAATCCACAGTCATTGCTTCATCAAACAAGTCATAGTGCAGGTCAGCAAATGTTGTGGTCAACGATATATCTGCGACGTTGGTGTAACACTCTAGCCAATCAATTAAAATCTTTTCCATTGTTTGCTGTTGTATTGTTTGATGATGTCTGCAAATTGCGATTCTGCAATAGCAGTAATTCCAAGATACTCACACATTTGTATGTACTCGTTGTAATTGCTTTCTAAGATTTGATCAACCTGTACTGTCAGCGGCCTAACCTGCAACACCTGTGCCAACTCATCAAAACTGTAGACATGATGATTGAGATTTTTAATTATCACAAGTCGTTTGATCCTTTGATCAATTTTATCACTGTTATAATTGCTACCTAATAATCCAGTCACTGACCGACGATAAAAGTCTTGATCCTCTTGACTGATGACTTTTTCATACGCCCACCGCTCAGGTATGTAATGATTACTGTGCGTTAGATACAACACACGTAAATTTTTGATGAAACAAAGATTGTGTGCCACATTGGGATGACATCTAAACAACACCAACTTATCACCTGCCAAGGCCTGTGCTGATCTCTCAGTGAGATATGATTGCCATTTATCTTCACTGACTGCTAAACTGTCTTGATAATCATGTAAATGATTAAACCAACTCTCGCCAAAATCATGTGCAGTACCATCAGAAAAGTCTGTCGTTGTTACTGATTCGTATTGCAAGACCTCGGTACTCAACGCTGCCAGTGTGTATATCAACGATCCACAGTATCCGGCTTTGTATGCAATGGCAACTAGATTATTGTTGGGTACAAGCATCGCTATGGCCTTTTAATAAACTGTTTTTTCCTCATTTCAATTTTAATTCGACTGGTTTGTCGGGCTTGCATTATAGTCATCAACGTGGTTAACTTACCCAGCTGTACCACAGCATCATTGACATCTTTACATCCGTTGGGCCAATCCGGCATGCTCACCGACCAACCCAGTTCAATAGCTCTATCAACCAATGCCATCCCTGCTGGGTCTTGATCAGGCACTACAATTACTTCTTTGCCCAGCCGTCGTATGAGTTGGGCCTGTGGATCTGACACGGTGTTATGCATCACTGCCAGGCCATCAATGCTCAAGGCATCAAAAATACCTTCGACTACAATGACATTTTGCCAGTTGTCTTGTTGTAGATCTGTGCCAAACACATAGTTCACTGGCGCAAAATTGATATACTTGGGTGTGCGATCATCAAGGAAACGTTGCGTATACCCCACCACTGAGTTATTATAGGTAAACGGTATAATCACGCTGACCCTTGACTCTTCTCTGTCACTTTCATCTTGCATCATAAAAGGATAGTTTTGCGGAGTCCGCCGCTGTTGCAAATATTTCCAATGTTCAGCGTTGTGTTCTGTTATGACATAGCTACCAATTGGCAATTCACGCTCGGGAAAACTTACATTGGCCAGAGTATCAACAGTGCGTTGTCGATCCTGCAATATACCATTGATGTTGCGATGTCGTAGACTTTCAAGATTGATACGTTCAATTTCTTCTTCGCCAACGCCCAACCATCCCAGTAACTTTCGTGCTTTGAAAGATAAGTTTCGTCCAAGTATAAAACTGGCAGTATATCCACAGTTGAAACAATGATAACTCCAGCCCTGGTCAGATGGCTTGACGCCACCACGCTGTCGACGGTCTGGGCTATTACCATTATGCTGGCAGCACACGGCATTGAAACTTATCCAACCCGAGGCTGTTTGTTTTCGTCGGGCAGGCAAGTAAGATAAGACATCAATCATTCTTGTATTATAGACGAATCTCAGTGAGAAATCAAGAGATCTGCATTGATCAGATAGCCATACTCGCCGGAACTGGGTTAACGAAAAGTTACCTGTTCGATCAATCCTGGAATAATTGTTACCTGAGCTGCTATTTGACTTGGCGGCAATGGACTATATCCTGATCCACCATTGGTCACTGTGATATTGGTAATGGTTCCACTGTTGTTGATAGTGGCCACTGCAGTGGCACCGGTTCCTGCGCCGGATATTATTACCAAAGGTTCGGCTAGATAGCCTGATCCTGCATTTTGTAGATTGATGGCAGTGACTGTGCCGCTGACCACTGTGGCGTTGGCCAATGCTGTTGTGGCTCCATTGACACCGCCGTATTGATTTATCGCCAGACGTAATAGATTGTGATGTCCAAATACACTGATAGCTATATTGCTAGAATTGGCATAAAAGGATTGATTATCGGTGGCAGTATACCATGGACTTTCATATGTTTCGGCTCCTTGGACCTTGATGTTACCAGTAAATTTGTTGAGTTCAAGAACAAATGTACCAAATCCTCTAGTTCCATTGACATAGCTTGAATAATTTTCAGCAGTTGATATAGGCGGGGATTGCACTGGTAACGCCCAATCCGGCATTGATGAATATGGTTGCTGACTTGGATAGTCTGGTATGCCATATATGCTGGGGATAGTGACCACTTGGCTGGGGACAAACTGAGGGAATGTTGAATCTAAGATTGTTGCTTGCCCTCGTCCGTTGGCACCTTCGTCTACAAATGCAGTCTGATGCAAATTTCCAGAATAACGTTCAATACTGTAACTGGCTGGTTGTGCATCAATTAAATCTAATACATCATTGGGCAACGTGACTTTTACTCGGCCATATACAGCACTTAGTATTTCCATGTCCTGAGTCATCAATAGTTCTGTACCAGACTGATCAATGAGCCTAAATTTAAACTCACTGCCAGTTACATTTACAGGCTTTTGATCTTGATTGACAAATTCAAACAGGAGTACATTGTCAACTCCTTTGTTGATGGTAATGGGTTTTGAGTACACTGGTTTCCACCTCGCTGTGAAATAGGCACCACTGGTGTCAATCAATAAAACTGGATAACGCTGTTGATATAAATACGCCGTGGTTGAATACATAGGAATCTCCAATTAATATTTATGGGCAGTGACTTTTTTACAAAATTAGCCGAAAAGTACCCTTTTATCACGTTGTGCGTGTATGCAAACAACGAGTATGTGGGTATCATTCAAAATCGTAACGATACGATTACAACTATCTATGATTTTGGTAGTTTGATTGACGCCCTGCAGAAACAAAAATTTCTGGATTTAGCCAATGTTTGGTGGTGGGAGAGCAACCGATCAATTCCCATCAATATATTCCTGCGCGGAGACTGGGATGAGTTTCGCCCCAGTCTGCGTACATTTATCAACAGAGATCTAGAGATCGTTCATGGGCCTGTATGTAGCTTGAGTGACATTGCCAAGAAGAAGAGCAAAAGAAAATCAATTACCTTGGTCCGCAAGGTTGATTAGATTCATGTGCAGTGTGACTAACACTGCATAGCTCACCGCATGTGCTTTTTTGAAGCTATATCCATCAGCAGCATTATCCCACACTGTGGCTGCAATGTCTTGCCAGGTTCTCCCAACTAGATGGCGTTTTCCCGGACGTATCAATGATAGAAACATAGCCATTCTAGGTATGCTGTCAACAGGCTCAGGCATACGCTGTAGCAAATCATGATGATTGCCAATATGTACCACACGCTCTACAAATGCAGGATCTTGCAATCTCGCCCAAGGCGGTGCAGTGGCCAACAGTTGATCATAATGGTCCGGATCACGAATACCCTGATACACTGACATGTTTAACAGATCTAATTTAAAATATCCACGTTGTTCGGCCGCATGATAATCAATTGCAGCACATTGATTGACAGGATCCCAGGGAATATCAGTGACATACACTCCTGAATTGTGACGGCGAACTTCGCCTTGAGTTGTTTGGCGTGCTGCGGTAGATTGTATTAACTGCAGAATTTGATTGCGATCTGCAAAGTCAATGTCAATGTCAGGAGTTTTCATTGATGATATTATAGAGTTCTCGTCCGGCTTGACTTGATATTAACATACAGCGCACTTGATTGTCAATTAAGATTTTTTCAGCAAGATCAGATTTAAATATTTCTGGATTCTGCCAGAGCCATTGAATTGCTTTGGCCTGTTGGACATATCTTGCTTGGTGATCCAGTATACTATCAAATTTTTGATGCTCAGGAGGTAGCAAGTGCCAGACAGTTTTAAATCCAATGTCGTTGTATAGTTGATGGGTATATGCCCCGCCTACTGGCATTGAGAATTTACGATTTATAAAACATCGTAAAGGTTTTTCGGTCAATGCAATCTGACCATTCTGCCAGGTTGTTTCTGGGTAAACAATTGTTTGATTATTGCGCACAACGTCAATTATTCTGTCCTCAAAAAACGTTGCACCGTATCTGCCCTCGACCCCAGCCGGAAGTGGCGGCCATCTCTTTGGGGGTGGCATGGGATTCATTTTATTGTTGGCATAGGAACCATTGGTCCATTCTCTAAATTTAGTATCTTCGGCAGTTTCGTGAAAATACTGTCCAATAGAGTCAACAATGCCGTTGTGAAGATCGTTATGGTGTGGCATGTCTGGAACATGCTCTTGAAGTACACCGGTCAAAAACTCTCTCACAGAACGATTTCGACCGTTGACATAGATCATACCAGTCAAGGGTTTATAGATATCATCTAATTCATAGCTCTGAGGGAATACGCTTTCAACATAGTATCGACGATGATGCCCCCAATTTATGCTGGTGTTGATTATACGATTTTTGTAAGGATGATCAGCTGGTAGAATACTGTTGCAAAGCAATCTGGCATGTGGGACTGTATCTAATATATTGTACAACATCCGATCGCCGACTCCAAATGGTTCATCACCGTTATCAAGTGCAATCAAATCATATTGATCTACGTTGGATGGATATTGAATAGTAGACATACCTGACTCATCATTATTTGGGTCAATTGTGCTGCTTAAAAACAATATATTGTATTTGTTTGGCTCTATTGGCCCAAACGTAATCACCGGAGTTTGCTGATACCCAGTGACATATTGCCAATATCCCACGAGATAGTCAAATACTTCTAGACCAAGGTAATCCCGTTGTGGGGTATCAATACAAATATTCATAACTTAGCTTCCTTTAAAATATGCCTACACCATTCTACATCAGCAGGGTAGTCGTGGAAGCGATGGTTCCAATGATCAGGATCAATCCAATTAATAACCATACCCAAATGTTCGGGGCCAAGACTATCAAGCCATTCAACACCACTATCGCAATTGTAAACAATCCAAGGGCTAACACGACCGGTGCCAATGTGATGGCAAATACGATTAGCATTACCATAGCGAAAATAATCATTATAACTAGCGAGCCCACTATTTCCATCAGCATAGTCTTGCATCTCCCGTAATGCACGTTCCAGTGCGTCTTGTGGTGCTTCACGTTTTACGTATTCTAGCAACCACTCTTCATAGAAGCTATCCTTGTGCCATTGATCTAACTTCTTGTTGTTCTTCAGAAGCCATGCAGTAAAACTAGTGCTATTGATAGCCCGAATAGCAACCAAATGTCTACCGTAACGAACGAAAGCCCGATAATAAGGACTGTTAACAAAGTCTGCATATGATTTCAGCCTGGCGCTGCCTTGTGTGGTTTCATAAAATTGTAAGTATGCTCTAAGACCAAATTGCACACCTGTTTCTGTTTCTTGCTGCCAACGTTGTTTTTGCTCACAGAGATGTACAGCAAGAGTTGTTTCCCGACGAAAACTCTTGTCGCAATACTGACATTGATAGGTCACTTCATTTGTCATTGCCCAGCTCTCGCTGATACGCATCAAGTTCTTTTTGGGTGATCAACTCACTCAACACATCAACGTCATTGAGTTTCATGTTGGGGAACAAGTTCAACAACTGTTTTTTCTTGCTTCCAGCACCTGCTGAAGAACCTTCTTTTTTCTTGGGAGAGATCCATTGATGACGCTGCGATCCCAGTCCTGGACTCACTGCAGTGGCACACAACCATTGTAATTTAGGGTGCCGATTTATGGCAAAGAAGTGACGATTGAGTCTTTCATTGGTGGCTATCAAATAAAACTCTTGCAACTCCTGTGAGCCTTGAACTGCGCTGCCCCAGCGTAGCATGAGGTAGTTTGAAAACTTTTTACGTTCTTCGTCAGTGAGTTCATCATAGAAGTCACGGTTCTTTGAATCAAACTGCTGCATTTCATTTTGAATTGATAACTTGTCACTCAAATTGGCACCTCTAGTATTAGTTTATTCCATACACGATAATAACGCTCAATGAAATCAATGTCAATATCTTCAAGTTCAAACAACTCATAATAACGTTGTATCACAGGTTTGGTCAGCGACCAATCAAGATACATATCACCATCAAGCCAAATTGGGGCATTTTTATAGGCGCTCAAAACTGCATTCAACTGTTGTCGTTGAGATTTTGCCATCTGTTGTGCAGCAATGGGATGCTGAACAAACCGAAATATTTCCGAATTGAATATTGTTGATAATTCGTTTTTTATGTACTCGGGCAAGGAACAAAATTCATTCCAGGTCTCTGGAGCAACACTGGGCCAATCTACACCTCGGATATTATCCCAATACATCTGCAATTCTAGTCTAGAGTAATTGACTCGCCGTTGTTGTAGAAATCTCTCATAATTTTCAAACACAATGATTTGAGCATTGCGCCAAACTTGTAACAGTCCCGCAAGATGCGCAGCATCATGCACATCAATAAAAAACTTTTGATTGCTGTGAGTCAATTCACTGACGCCGTCATACCAAGGCCAATATTGTGCAGTGGCAGGGTCTTTGGCAACATACAATGCTTCATCAACTCCCAACATTGTAGTAGATCCCATGTCAAGATCGTTCCAGCGATCTGTGACACCAGCTAGTATGTCACGTATAAACTGTTTTTTATTGTCTGACGTTATA